TGGCCAGTATAGCCTAGCGCGCTGCAGAAGCCAACAATTCCAGGTACTTACGCCGGAGATCGTCCGCTCCGGGTGGATAGTGTCCGAGATAATAGCCCCAGACACCCAGGGCCATCATGACGATGTTGTGGACGTCGTGCTTGGACCGCAGGAGAGGCAGAAGGCGCGGCAGTCCGTCCTCGATGGACGTCTCGAGTTCTTCGTGGGTGGAGCGCCGCCCGCGCGTGAAGAACTCAGCCGTTCTGATCACGGACAACTTGTAGAGGATGCCTTGATCGGTGTGGGCGAACTTGTAGGAAGTCACCACCATGATCACAGACACCCCCGGATTGCGATCCAGGCCGAAGCCGGGCTGCATCCCGTGGAACGTGCGGACATACTCGGGGTGGACCATAAAGGGACAGGTCTCCACCGCGAACCTCGCGCAGTCCAGGTGCATGGGGGGTTCCGCAACGGTACAGGTCATGAGGGATAGAGGCCCGGCGATGAACGCGCGGACATTGCCTGTGAAGATCCCCCCGCAAATCCAGCAGACGTTCTGCTGGTGAGCCTCGAGCGCCCGACGAGGGTGTATCCGGGTGAAGTCCCAGTTACCGTTCGGGTGCTTCTCGGTCACGAACCAGGGAACTATCCGGCCACGGTGATCCCTTGGCCTTTCCATGATCGCGCTTCGCATAGGTGCCTCCTGCACTTTCCGGCAAGCCTCGTATCTGCTTCAACTTCAATCGGGTAGGGCCGCTCGAGTGAATGATAATCTTCGTGTAGTACTCGAAGACGTGTGTGTCGTAGGTTCCGTTGATCAGGTAGTTTATCCGCACGGCTACCGCACGGTGGAAGATCTCGATGGATGCCTCGTGGGCGGGGCTGAGCGGATACACCAGCCCCCCGGTCGGGCGCCACCGCCATCCGCGGATCATCGCCCACTGAATGAGATCCTGGGGGGTTATCATGTTCCCCACCGTGGCCACTGATATGGAATCTCGCCGGGCTGTTCGTCCCAGCCGATCTGTCCGTAGTGAACTGGATCCTTGGCCAGAAGTTGCGATCGATGACTGGCATGGAACAGCGGGTCGCCGAACCAAATCGGCATCTCGTATGCCCTCGGGTTGTAGAGCAGCATGGTGTTCTTGAAGCCGCGCCCGACCCATTCCGTGATCATCACGTCGTGGTATCGCTTGAGCGCGTTCAGGTTCCATCGCCACATGACGCTGGCCGGATGTCTGCTCCATCCGTTTCCAGGCGAGATCGAGTTCACGAGTTGCATCGCTTCCACCCGTTGCTTTCCCAGACGTTTGCTGTCCAGGACCTGGGCGGATAACTCGAACGACGCGATAGGCAAGAAGGTCTGCATCAGACTGGCCTGACCACGAAGGTCCCCTTCTGATCGCAGTTCGCGTCAAACTGCGCCCACTCGGCAGCGACCTCCCTGGCCCGCTCCTTGGTCAGGAATTTCTTGGGCGCGCTGTAGTGAGACAGATTTCCGTTCGGCAGAACGTGCATTTCCGGCCAGGGGGGATTCTTCTTCACGACGATGTAGGGCATCACTCGATCACCCCCCGGAGATATCCGGCGCCGGGCAGGAAGCCGCAGCGAGGGATCTGCTCGAATTCCTCGGGAGTGCAACCGGTCAACTGAACGCCATGGCGATCCAGCCAGTCGATGTTGTGTATCACGATTCGCCGTATGGGGTCTCGCACCATCAACGGCTCCGGGCTTTCGCTGAAACTTTCCGGACCCAGGCGTCGGTAGGCGAACGAGAAGTGCCCCCGGTTCTGGATCGAGTGGTCCCACTCGTCCGGATACACGACCATACCCAGGATAGTCTCGTTGCGACTGTACAGTTTCCGTATCATTTCTCCACCCCTATGACCAGAAGACGAAGGCCCGGTCGCAGCGCCTTCTCACGAGCAGCGATACGATGGGCCTCCTCTTTCGTAGCGAACCGTTTCGCTCGTTCTTTGCTGATCTCGCACATGGATTCGTGATCAAGCGCGAACAGGCTGGCATGATCTCCAAACGTGAACCTCCCCTCCACGATGTATTTCATGCCCCGCGTTCCTCCAGTTCCAGCCGAAGACGGAGCATCACGAGTTCCACGCTCTCGTGTTCCTTCGGCTCGATCAGTTGGATCCCCCCTGCGAGCAGGTCCTGGATCTGAGCAGTAGACAGAGTTCCGGAAGGTATCCGGGTTCCGTCCTCGTCGATGTAGCAGAAGTCTTCCATCAGATCCTCTCAATCAACTGACGGCAACCCTTGTGCCGATAGTTGACTCCGACACCCTCCATCCGGGGGGTTATTCCCGAGGCACCCCGGACATACTCGCACCCGGTTTCCGGGTCAACTGATACCCCGACACCAGTTGAACTCGGCTGCGCGTTGATATCAGCCGACCAAAGCCAGCCGACACAGAATAGGATGACGAGACAAAGAACGATCCTCATGGCTTCCTCCTACCGTTGCAGCACCATTATAGCACGCTAGGCCATCTCAACACAGGTGCCCCAAGTCTTGCCGATCGCCATGTCGCAGACAATCGGGAGATTGATCTTGGTAGAGTTGTTCATAATCTCGGCGCAGCGCCTCATCTCCTCGGGGCCGGAGAGACTGAACAGGTTCTCGTCATGGACCGTCATACGGATCTTGTGTCCCTCGCGCCAAGCATTCAGCATGGCCCGCTTGATCATGTCCGCACCGCTGCCCTGGATGCGCCGGTTGAACGCCTTTCTCGCGTCGTCACCGGTGAATATCTTATCGCCCGTTTCCTCGTCCACTTCGTAATACTTCCGGACATGGCATCGACGACCGGATAGCGTCGTGATGTATCCCTGCTCGCGGGCCAGAGCCTCTGTGCGCTTGGCGGTCAGTTTCATGAACGGCATCGCGTTGTTATACTCTTCCAGAATGCGCTGACCAGCGCGGCCGGGGGAGAGATACTCGATCTCCTTGCCGAACTCGTTGGTGAACTTGTCTGGGGACGCCTCAAGTCCTAGGGCAAGGCATAGGCTGCCGCCCCCCTGTCCGTACATTTGGGCGAGGTTCAGGATCTTCGCTTGCTTGCGGGGAATACCCATGATGTCTGCCACGACTTGGTGCAGATCGGTGCGTGGTTCGCGGATGAACTGCTCCGCCATCCGGGCCGCGGTCTTGCTTCCCATCTCCATAGCCCAATGGATCGCCAACCGTGGCTCCTGGGATGCGTAGTCGATAGATCCCAGATCTTCGCCTTCCTCAGCAAGGAAGCAACCACGAATGCGGGAGGACGCTTCTTCATCGCGGGCCGGAAGTTGCTGGAGGTTTGGATCCTGTGAAGAGAATCGACCGCTGACCGTCCCTCCATCATCTGATCGGAGAGCATTGAATTGAGCGTGGATCCTACCGTTGCGGTGATGCTCAAGGATGAGTCGCTCAATGAAGGTCACCCTTTGTCGATTCTTACGACGTAGGGTGACGATCTGGCTGGCTATCTCTCCGGCTTTGGATTGGTGAGTCGCCAGAGCGTCAAGGAAGCCCGCGGTCAGGCCCTCGACTTTCTTCTTGGCGGTCTTGGGGAAGCCCTTCACTCCCTCGGCCTTGAGCGCTTGGATCTGGGCTGCGATCTCCCATGGACCGATCATCAGACCAGTGGAATGGAACAGATGCTTGGCCGCATCTTCTTCCTCGGCGAGCACGATCTTCTGCAGACGCTCGGCCTTGTTCACGTCCACGCGCACCCCGGTCCGGCGCATGTCGATCAGCATGGGGACGAGGTCCATCTCCAACTGGTAGACCTCGCTCAGATCCTCATCAATGATCCGCTGGCGCTGGAGTTGGAACACCATCCACGTCGCCCGTGCGTCCTGCTCGGCGTATGGGCCGACCACGGCTGAGGGGAGGGCAGCCATCATCCCCTTGGGATTACCCTTGATCCCAGCGGCCTTCGCCCATCGTTTCAGGAGATCCTCGTCCTTGCCTTCGCCCAATTCGGTCTTGGCCAGATTGTCGAGGCTGTAGGAATATCGGTGCTCGTCCAGCAGGGGGGCGGCGACCTGGACATCGTGGATCGCACCCTCGGGGATCATACCCATCCATCCCAGATCATACGACGAGTTCGCGAAAACCCACTCTAGATCGGTGCGGCGAAACTGGAAGCGGAGCCAGCGCATGAACTTCCCCTGGTCGCCTTGCCAGTTCCCGTCCACATGCTTGAAGGGCCAGTAGTTACAGCCGAGCAGACGCTGCCTCCCCCAGGCGAGGGCCACGCCGACGATGTATCCCTCCTTGAATGCCCATCCAGGACCGAGTTCCTTGAGAACTGGATCGTGGGTTTCCAAGTCCAGGGCTACAATCGATCCCCCCGGGATTTCCGGGAAGAAGCCCGGCGGCGGGGGGACCCAATCGAGTACGATCTCTTCGGTCGGCATCATAGTGGTCGAATGCTCCTCGCGATTCTGGCGTTCTTCAGATCCTCCAGCAGGAGACGCTTCATGGAGCGCCCGGCCGCATAGGCTGCCGGGTTGCCCGTCTCTAGCGCCTCCAGTTCCTTCGGTCGTCGCAATCGTGAATGGATCACTTCGCCCTGGAGTTCTCTTCCGCAGATCTTGCGATAGTGTTCGCGGACCTTCGCCAGTTTCTCGTGCCAGAGCAGAAAATGCGCGGCGGCCATGGACGTATATCCGTCCACCCCCAGGAGGCCGAGGGCCACCCTGATCTCAGGAAAGTCCCGCTTCCAGTTCAGGACGGTCTTGCCTGCGTTGCTCATGGTGGCCCCCTGCCGATCAGACTTGTTGATGCGGAATCGTGTGCGCCTGCCGCTGGAGTTCGGCAGCCGCCTCCTTCGCCACCAGGAGATACGACACGTCGCCTGTCTCCTCGTAGGCGTGGACGGCCATGATGATGGAACTCTCCAGATGCCCGGTCTCCTGGGCCTCGAGAAATTCATGGACCGGAATGGGGTGGATCTCGGCCTGATGCATGACCTCGATCAACTTGTCCAGAAAGTGAACCGCCTTGTCCACGTCCTGAACACCGTTCTTGTCCTTCCAGCGGCAGAGATACTTGGACACCTGCCCGCCGAGATAGGAGTGCTGGTTCGTGCCGACGAAATCCCAATGTTGGATCGGCTTCTTCCTGTAGTGATCGCCGCCGACCTGGGTGTCGTTCGCTTTCTTGGTCATACCGTGAAGTCCTTCTGCGGGGTTGCGGCTTCCAGGGCCTTGCGTCCGGCCTCGGTCATCTTGACGATACGGTCCTCGTCGCTGAACGTCGCCAACCCGTTCGTGACGAGGGAAGTCCAGACCATCTTTCCGATCGGTTCGTGGTCTTCGTAGAAGTTCTCAAGCGTCGCGCACCCTCCGGTGTTCTTGATATACTGGAGGGCTGCGAGGTCGCCTGCGTTCACGATCATGAGCTCAATCCTGCCACCTTGGCGAAAGTCCAGAGCTCAGGGGGGATCTCCCCCCGCTCGTTGCTTTCACGGATATAGACGTTGACGCGGCTCATCACCACGTCGTAGCGAGTGTTGCCGAGGCCGTACTCCCGATGGGCGTGCATCCCGGCCTCAATGAGATCGGCCGCCGCCAGCCATCGTCTGAGTTCCTTCGGGAGAAGGCTGTCGTGAAAGATGCCGTTCTCAGAGGAGACGCGTTCCTCCAGGGCCTTGTGTTCTTCGGTGCGTCCGGGCCGGGGCATGTCCCCGATGAAGGCTTCTGCCAGATCGTGCTCCAGCGCGGCCTGGATCAGCAGAAGTTTGTCGTCGGGGTGCCCCTTGAATAGGGACATCACCAGCATGGCGACCGACCATTGGTGAGCCGCCAGATTCTGGGGCCTGATGTTCGGCATCGTGTGCCAGCGCGTGACATCGTAGCCGTGCTGGATCAGTTGCTCCACCCGACGTGCGTTGTCGATCTGCTCCCTCTCCTGCTGACTTCTGAACGTGATGAGGTCGGTCGGCTTCATGTCGATTCCCCCTTGTCGAGATACATTCGGCCGGCGACGTGCCAGTCCCACGGCCCCTTAATCCACTGAGGATCCTTCGTCCGCCAAGCGTTCAGCATCGGCAAGACGATATCGGCCAGAAACGGGTTCGCCGCAATCGGCAGTGGAAGTTCTGCAGTCAACCGATCCCAGATCACCCCGAGTTCATCACGCAGCCCGGTGACGTTCAGCACGCGGGTCGGGGGGTAATCACCTTCCGGACGAGTGAACTTCATTCCCCCCTTGCCCGGCCCGAATCCGGTGTAGATGTGAGCGTTCGTGCTGACCTGATGCAGATGGCCGACCGGCACGCCCAGGACGTTCGCGATGTATTCCTGGAGGAAGGAGAACTGGACGATATTCGCCCCGAGCATCCCCCAGAAGACGTCGTTGCTGCGATTGAAGACCGTGAGATCCAGCGCCCCCTTGACGATCCGCAGGTTGACGTGGACATTGCAGGGGATGTCCTTGCTCTGCACCGCCAGATCGTCCATCCAGTTCCAGATGGACAGAGTGACCCGTCGGCTCTCCGGATTCTCCTGCAACTCACGGATCGCCCGAGGAATCTGGGCAAACAATCGCTTCCCGTAGTGGCCGCGGAGAGTGACTCCGTCGTCGCTGTACTCGAGGAAGCGAGGGACGATCTGCGCCAGAGGAAGGACGCTGTCGTTGTTCGTCAGGATGCTGAGTCCGTCCATCAAGAACAGGAACGGGTTGCAGCGGCGAACGGGGCAGAGGCAGACCCGCTCCAGCGGGTTGAGCGTGGTGAGAATCAGCGGGTCGGGCCAGGATACCACCGGTCCGTTCCTGGTATCCTCCGTCACCCCCAGGGCTCGAATCTCCGAGGGTAACTCAATCAGCGCCCAATTCACGTTCCGGTAAACTCGATGCATCGTCGTCCCCTCCTGGTGGACCCACCATTATACTACGGAGAAAAGTATCCTGACAAGGCTTCTTGGCCTTCCCGATAGTAGGTGGGAGACCGTCGCCCTCGGTGCGTCCCTCGTCCTTCTGCCAAGTCCAGGAAGATCTGCGCCCCCCGCTTGCAGTCAAATAGCGGGAGGATCTCCCGAGCCTTGACCATCCACGACGACCAGTCGTCCCGACACACGGTGTCCACCACTTTCGCGAACGCGGCTGGCCCGGCATCGCGCGGGGGGAGAGCGATGAAATGTTCGTTGTTCTTCATGATACAGTCCGGATCGCCCCAGTCCCGCATCAGGGGCACGGCGCCGCAGATCAGGGCATCGATCACAACCCGGTTGATGTGCGCTCCGTAGAAGGCATAGGTGTCGGACCACGATGGATCGATCAGCGCCGTGCGCTTGCGGAGCAACTTGTCCCGCTGGTCATTTCCGATGAAGTCCAGATACTTCATGCCACAGAGGGATGCAGCACTCCAGATGCTGTGATCCCGAAATGAATTCTTGAAGTCCTTGTCCCCTTGACGCCAAGTGTAGATCGGCTTCATCTTGTCTTCGCTGGTCATGTAGTACCGCTCGATCCCGCCACCGGCCAGGGTCCGTGGTCCTTCGTGTTTCATGAAGGGGACGGCGCGCACCAGATCGTCTACCCGCTTCCACGCTTTGAAGGTTTGCAGTGACAGCCAGCCGAAACGCTCTCGACCGATCAGGCCCCCCTCCATGCGCTGCTCAATGTCCCACTGAGGGGAGGGCACCATGGATTTCGGTATGTCCATCACACGGGCGGCACCCTTCAGGGCGCAAGAATGAACGCAGCCCAGACCCTTCCATTGATCTGCCACCACGGAGATCCATGGCGTCTTCTGGATGTTGCCGTCGTGGGAATGGGCGATCTGCGGAACCTTCAAGTCGTACAGGTCTGGCCATTGATTGTTCCCCTTGTTCTCCTTGGTCTGGGTGGGAACGGGGACCTGCCAATGCACGAGATCAAATCCGTTGGCGAACTTCTGGAACTTCTTGGTCGCGTTCTTGTAGCCATAGCGATTCTGCGGGGGGAACCGATATCCGACCCGCTGTCCCATGGCGATGCCGCTGGCTGACGTGCTGTCCTCGCTATCCGGGGCGAACTCAGTGGCGTTGCTGGAGTTGAACTCCCGATACTCCATCAGCATGAGGGTGACTTCGTGGCCCAGGGCTTCGTATCCACGGATCAGTCCCTCGGTGGAGTTGGTGATCCCCCCAAAGTCGGAGATCATGTAGTGCGGCATGAGGATCCTCATTGGTCGATCTCCTGGTGCGCGAATTGGTCATTTCCCTTGAAGGCATAGCGTGATCGTACGCTGCCTTCTCCCAAGGTCAGCCGACGATATTTGTCGTACTCGCATAGACAGTTCTGCAGATCCATGAGTTCCAGCCGGGCGAAGGTCCTGGGCAGCCGAGCAGCGCAGCGGGCATAGGCCGCGCGCACCACCTCTAGCCAGTCGTCAGACTTCCAGGATGCGTCTGGGTGGCGTCCAATTAGGCGGTTTGCGCCGCGCAGGCTGCCCGGTCCTTCGGGCGCCCAGGTGTAGCGATCTTCCCAGGGAAGCTCGTGGTGGATGTGCCTGAGATCGGCTGCTGCCTGTCCGGCCATGAACGATCCAATGCCGGGCCGTCCGTTCATGTAGGCCCAGATTTCCCGCATGGACTTGCCACCCCCCGGAACGCTGCGACGATCCTGCCAGAACGGAAGTAGAATCTTCTGGGTTATCTGGAATATCTTCGGTCCCCGCAAGGCCCCGTTGATAATGTAGGCTCCGGTGAATACCTTGGCCCCTGAACGGTTCCGGAGTTCCAGAATTCGGGACCATTCCTCCTCGTCGTACGGCGCGGGATAGGGCAGGGCGGCGAGGGTCGGCGGCCAGTTGATCAGGCGACCGGCCAGGGCGGCTGTGACTCTGTTCTTTATGCCGATCTCAGGGTGCTGCTGATGCCATTCCAGAAGCCAGCGCGAGACCTTGTCGTCCATCCGGCGGACGTTGCACCACCGATATTCACGGAGCAGTTGGTCCTCAGTCCAGGGGGGAGTGGGAGACTTCAACCTTCGGATGCGGATTGCATCCCTTTCCCTGATCCAATAGACCAGAATATCGAGCTCTTCTTCAACCATGACGGATCTCCACATAGAAGAAGGGCCGAGGGGCGATCAAACCCCCCGGCCCTCAGAAAGGTCAGGATCCTCGCCGGTTGATCAGACGACGGAGATCCAGCCCTCCTTCACCGCCACGTTCAGGAAGCCGCGGTCGGTGGCCTTCACGTCGTCCCGCTCGTGGGCGCCCGCCTTCTTCATGTAGTCGCCGACGGACTTCGACGTCTTCATGATCTTCCACAGGTGATCGCGGATGGAGTCCTCCTTGAACGCCTTGTCCTTCTGGAGGACGGTGATCTTGTTGGCGTCGGTGAACTTCGCCTCGCGCGGCGGCGGCGGACGCTTCGGGGCGGTGCCGTTCGCGGCGGGCTTGGAGACGACCTTGGACTTCTTGGCCGGGGCGACCTCCTCCTCGGCTTCGGTCTCCTCGACCTCCTCCTCGGGTTCCGGCGCGGGCTTCGCCTTCACCTTCGCCTTCGGCGCCGGGGCGGCGACCTTGGTCTTCTTCGGCGGGGGCGGCGCTTCCTCGGGCTCCTCCTCGGTCTCCTCCTCGGCTTCGGGCTCCTCCTCGGCTTCGGGCTCCTCCTCGGGCTCCTCCTCGGGCTCCGGCGCGGCCTTCGCCTTGACCTTCGCCTTCACGGCCGCCTTCTTCGGGTTCAGCACGAAGTTGCCGTCGTCGTCGGTCGTCAGCGCGAGGCTCTTCTCGGCCAGCAGGGCCACGAGTTCCTTGCGGCCGGTGGCGACGTTCTTCACCTTGACCGCGGTCTGCTTGATCTCGCCGAGGATATCCGTCAAGTCGGAAGTGTCGAGTTCGTCGATGTCAACTTCGGGCATACTGTCCTCCTGGGTTTCACAGCGAATGCTGCGAGGTTCATTATAGCGCACTTGAGCGAACAGCGCAAGCCTGAAAATATCAGGCCCCGGTGCTCCCAAAGCGCCCATCGCCCCGTCTGGTAGGGGCCAGTTCTTCTTCCGCCACGCCAATCAACGTCGCGCGGATAACGGGAGAGAGGACCGCCTGGGCAATCCGCATCCCTCGCGTCACCCGGAAGTCCGAATCACCCAGGTTCATCAGGATGATCATGAGCTCCCCCCTGTAGTCACAATCCAGGGTGCCGGGCGAATTCAGGACGAAGATGGTATTGTTCGCGGCCATACCCGAGCGACTGCGGATCTGCAACTCGAATCCGGGGGGAACCTCGAACCGGAGTCCGGTGTGGACGATCCGGTGCTGGCGCCCATAGACGAAGGCGTCCTCGCTCGAGGCGATGTCAAATCCGGCCGCTCCGTCCGACCCGTAGGCGGGCAGGACCGGGACTGCGTGCGGCATGAACGCGACTTTTACTTCGATATGCATTGCTTCTTGAACTCCTCGTAGAGTGTGGGATGCATGATCAACGTGTTTCCAGTGCGATACATCATCGGCTTGCGGATGATGTGGAATTCACCTCCATGGCGCTTCAACAGTTTCTTGTAGGTGCGGAGCGAGCGATGACGGGAGATCGGAAACTTTCGGTCGCCGATCGTCATCTTGTATGCGTGCGGGCTGACGACGATACTCAGCCCTGTCGCCTCCAGGAACACGTCACGTCACCAGCCGGAGTTTCAACTTCTCCTTTGGCAGCGTCAGGTGCGTCACGTTCTCGCCTGCCATCCGCCCGTGGGTGACTCCCGTCAGGCCTCCCGCGTGGTACAGCGAGGGGGGAGCCATGCGCTTGCAGACTCGATACCACGCATCGCGCATACAGGCGGACTCACACCGGAAGGGTCCCCCCTCCGAGAGGCCAGCCATCCAGTACCAGCCGCAGAAGATCGGCGGATCATCGTGCGGCTTCATCTCGTTCCAGATCTTGATCGTCCCACGGTTGGCGTAGACGATATGGACCCGAGCGGACTCCAGGTCCCTGTTGATGGCTTCGGAAAGTTTCACGTCACTGAACCCCCATAAAGTCGCGACACTCCATATCTTCTAGAAACGCCCGGCCGATCATATCGGGATCATTTCGCTTCAGATAATGGAGGGTCTTCACCGTTCTCGATCTGTAGCAGTTCACAGTGAGGTGAGCGTCAGTTATCCCGACGTGTACCTTGGTCTTCAGAACATGAACCCACAGACGTTCACTGTCATCCAGGGTCCATATGCCGTTTGATCGGTCCTTCCACCCGTGAGCGGTCAGCCACTGGTTCGTGTTTTCGACATTGAGAGTCATACTT